TTACCCTTCGTAGATATGTCGCAAACCTTACTAAACGATGCATCAAACAACATCCTTTCGGGCGTCGCTAACCAGCATTTCCACGTGCCGTCGTCCTGTCGCACGAACCTGTGAGAACAAAAAGTGAAATCAGTCCGTGACTGTTTCTCCAAACCCCGAACCGGGACTCCAATCTCCGCGTATTTACGAGCGATGTCCTCCTCGGTGTCTTCTTTGTACTTAAGCCACTCGAGGCAGTCGTCGCCCATCACAGCTGAGAGGTTTCCGATTGCTGCGGCGCAAGCAACTCGTGCCACGCCATTTGAAGATGTAGTCATCAAGCAACCGCTCCGTTGACACTTATCATCGTCGTAATCTATAAGATCACCACTATCAGTGACGTAAGGAGTGGTGGTTAAGGACGCTTTCCACCATGCCGCTGCTTTCTCAAGCACCGGATTCCTGTCTTCACAGGTAGCCAACATGTGTTCGGCAAAGATTTCAGAACAATCGCTAGAATAGTTTTTCTCCCAACCACGAACGTCAGATGCCACCGGATCCCGATCCAAAAGATTTGAAATCTCGTAGATGCAGTTTCCGATCAAATTAGCATGATATTCGTTAAATCCAATACCCTTTTTCGTAGGAAGCATTGGGTAGTGGCTGCCTTCTGCGTCGGCATAAGCGCCGAAAAAGAATCGCATAACCATCTGATCGATTAAAGAGACGTGCGAAATGATTCTGCACAACTTCTTTCTAACAGGGTGTCCCTGGTTCTTGCCGAATAGCCTGACCGGATCTCTCAGCTCCTTCAGAATCCATTGCTTCCTGTCAACTTTTAATTCGTTGAAGTCGCCTTCGAACTCTGCTATCGCCTTCACACGCTCCCACACTGACTGCTTTACGAAGCTTAAACGCTCATTTAAGATTGCGCCGTTTGTTCCGTAGGCGAGTCGGTAGGGGTATCCTGGCTTGGAGGTTTTGCACACATCTTTGACAATGTCCGGAAAAACGGTGTCAAATCTTCCCTTGAGATCGAGTCCATGTTGATCTTGGCCAAATCCGCAACTCCAACTGAAGCCAACAGCGTTGTACATTGCCGTAACAATTTCTTGTGCTTGTTTGACTTTTCCTGCTGGAAACCTGATTCCTCGGTACTGCTCTGAGTCGTGATACTCGTCGATTGATCTGAGGACATGCTCTTGGTCGAGACTGGGCCTATGGTAACCTTTTTCGATTTCTGGGAAGAGGAGCTCGAAGAGTTGTCTGACTTTGGCGTCGCCTCGGGCGACTTTTGTTCCGTCGACCTTTTTGGCGCAACTTCCGAGGATGTATCTATTTCCTTCGCGCTTTGGTTCTGTGTAGAACTGGTAGTTTGCTCTGGAATTGAAATATCCGTCGAGTTTTGCGCAGATCCACTGCACGGTGCCGCGTTCAGCCCCGTCAGCGGTCTCACGACGGGGCTCCGAAAATCCTCCTTAGTCTCAAGTTTCCTTTCGACAGCAGGAGTATCGTTCGCCTCAAACTTCTCTGCGAGAGGAGCCACCTT